TCGGTGACTGTGATCTTCTTGGTTTCGCTGGCGCTGATGTCCGCGATAGCCAGTACGTCACCGGCAACCAGGTCACCGCTTGAGAGCGCTGCGAGTTCGGTGAACCTGAGGTCTGCCATGGTGGTGTGCTGTTATGGGTGCAGGGGGCATGGCCTGACACCAGTTTAGTGTCAGTCGGATTGCTCCAAAAGCAAGAATGATGTGCCGTCTTGCTCCAGTTTGAGCTTGTCGCCAGATTCTTGCAACAAGTATTCGGTGGTCCGTGTCTTTGCACGCAATCTAATCGGACCGGTTGCTACGAAATCCACAGAGCTCACGATAATGTCGCCAGATGCAAAGCTAGTGGCGCTCGACGTGATCAGCCCATCAAATTCCCACCACAATGCATCGTTGATTTGCGTTGATTCAAACGAACCGCCAGACGCGCGGGTGCCGGCAGACTTGATGAAAAATTTTGCGTGAAATGACGAGCCAACTTCTGTGCGCAAAACAAGCTGCATCAAATAGTTGACCGGCTCAGTGTCGCCTTCTTTTACGTAATCCCATTGCGCGGTCAAGCGACCACTGCCGCTGATCAAGCTGCTGTATTGCTGCCGATATTCATCGCTCAGCGCCGTGACATCGACAGTTTCGCGCGTGGTATTGATTTCGTAGTCCGAAACACAGCCCAGCAGCCTGGCATCACGATCACGCACTGTCACCCTGATTGGGATGTTGCGAGCAATTGCGTTCAGAGGTACAAGACCAGCGCTGGCTCCTTCAAGGCTGTCGTCGAAATTGTCGTAAAGGCGGATGCCACCTAGCTCATCAACAAACACGTACCAGTTGCCGCTGGATTGAACGACGCCATTTGCCCAGCCGGAAGCGTCAACAAAATCAAGCGTAGTGCCGTCCCTTGCGGCAATCTCAACAAGGTCACCACCGATCAAATAGCTCGGGTCAAAGTCAAAGCTGAAACGATCTCGACTTGCATTGACATCGGACGGGTTGACGATCGATTCCTTGCTGCCCTCCAGTGATTTGCGGGTTAGCTCGATGTTGCCGACATTGCCGAGGTAAATGCCCATCAGATCGTCACCGCTGTCAGCGCACCAGTGGCTTGGAAGCTGATCTGTGCAGAGCTGACTTCGCCAACGCTGGCACCAAACGTGACGCTGGTGATGTAGGCAGTCAGTTGCACATCGCTGTTGCTGGCGCCATCTACTAGGCGCAGCCGCATCGTGACCGTATCGCTGCTACTGACGCCCGATACACGCAGCACTTTCTTCAGTGCTGTTGCTGCATCATTGCGGCCTGCATCGTCTTTGTAGTACAGCAACGTGGCGCTGCCGTTAAATTCCTGCACGCCTGGCGCATAGCTGCGTTGTGATTCGCCAAGCGTGGTGGTTTCCAGCACTTCAAGCGATCCGGTCAGCGTCCAGTTGCTGACCTTGATCTGCTCGGTGCCGTCGATCAGCAGGCGGCCATCGCGTCCGGTGTAAACCTTAGCCATCAGAGCACACCCACCAGCTTCACTGTAACGCTACTGATTCCAGGTCGCACCGCCGTAATTTGCGGTGGTCCGTCGTAACGCCATTGGTTACCAGCCGCTGCGTCGATTGCAGCTGCACTACCGCTCCAACCAGTGCGAAACGCAGCCGGCAGCGTGAACGAGGTAAAGCCGCCTTTGGTTTCGTCGTAATGAGTGATGAAGTCGTCGGCAGCAGTATCGGCGATGTTGTCGTAGCCAAGATCCAGCGTCATGCCGGTGCGCTTGTCGCCGTACAGGATGCGCACCTCCTTACCGCTTTGCGACTGGAACGTCTTATATGGATAGTCGCCAGCTTGGAAGCTACGGGCGGTTGGGGCATAGGCGGGGAAGGCCATTAGTCGTCGATCGCTCCAATGACTTCAAACCTGTTGTCCAAGTCTAAAACGTCCCGTGCTAGCAGGCTGCGGTTGCTGCTGTCGACAGGGTAGTTGGAGCCTTTGATCGTGACGATGCCATCCTCGTTGAGGTCGATGGCTTCGATCTGGTACACCTCCTCGGTAACGTTTTGATTGACCACTGAAAACACTGCATTGCGGATGTTTTGCGCAATACCGCCCGAAATCTGCAACGTGCCGCTGTTGACCTCTTGCTGATCGCGCTCCCAGTAATAGACGCTGTAATTGCCGTCAGCCAGCGCAGACACAGAGATCACCGTGCCATCGGGTTTAACGATGCCGTTGTTTGCTGGTGAGTAGGGGCTCATTTCAGTCGACACCCGAATCAGATCGCCAGGTGCCAGTGATAGTCCCCACGGCATCGTCTGGAATGTGATCGAGTGAGTGACGTACTTGCGCAGTGCCAAGAAATAACGCGCCACTTTCAAGGCGTGATCATCGCTGGTGATGTGCTGGAGATTGAACTCCTCAAGCGGTAAATCGGCTGAGCCTGCTTCGTTGTAGCGGACAACGATCGTGCGTTGTTCCGGCAACTTGTTCAAGCCAGTCCAGCGGTAAATGACCGCCGCTTGGAACATGCTGCGCTGCTCCAGATCCAGCCATTCGATGTTCAGGCTGTCTTCGATGATGTTGCCATCAGTGAACATGCCCTTGATTTCGACCGTGCGTGATGGGTCGATGCGATAGCCGGAGTCATAGGGCAATGCTGGCTCCATGGCAAAACGCCCGTTCTTCTGCGATAGGTTGCACAGCACTGTTGGCGCAACCTCGCCAAGCCATGTTCTGATGTTGACGGCATCCGCGACGGCATCATCAAAGAACAGTTGATTGGCTTCGAGGTAACGCCCTGCCGTGACCAAGCCGTCGCGGTCAACCAAGCCAGCATTGATCAGTTCGCCGGATCCAGTGTCCTTGTCGGTCAGCATGTACCAAACAAGATCAGATAGTAGGTTGCTTGGACCAACGTCATTGGTCAGTAACCGCTCGATCTCAATGCCATTAGCCATGAAGCAGCGCAGTTGATCCAGTTGCGTGAAGTTATCGCTAGAGCGCAGCTTCAAGCCAGTGACAGCGCAGTTGGTGTATTCGGGGATTTGCGACTCTGACAGGCTTTCGTTGACGTAAACAATTTCGTGCTCGGGGCCTTGATCACAACTGCGTGTGACGAGATCGCCGTAATGCGACACTTCTGCAATGCCGCTGTAACGCTCAAACAAACGTGTCGTAGTACCGGGCTGGTCGGACTCTTCGTATTTAGATGGGATGGAAACTAAATAGTGGAAGCGATGCTGAACGCCAGCTTTTGTTCTTGCGTTTTTGAAGAAAGATTCTCCGTTGTTCCAGTTGCCGGTAAAGGATTGAACGTCTACCTCGACAATTCTCCACCAACGGTTACGAGGTGTTGTCGGCAAGGATTGCTCAAATGCCTCGACGGTGACTTCCATCACGATTGACCGCCCTGGCTGGTTTTCAGATGTCCAGCCGCCTCTGGTTCGCCTTGTCCCTGCAGGCAGATTATCAAAATAGGGATCTTCCCCAAAAAACAACGACATGATATTGCTGATGGTATTAAACGGAACGTCGTAGCTGCCTGTCTCTATGTTTTCAAAGCCGTTCGGAGTAACGTCAATGCGGCTGTAATCAGGCACCCATGATCCGTAGGTAACATCAATGTATTCATCGCGGTTGGGGTCAATTTGATCTGGCTTGACCGCCATCTCGCGGTGCGTGAAATAGTCGATAGGACGAGCAAAGTATCCGCGACCGCCAACCCTGAACGTGCCCATGTAGTTATCGGTTGACCATTCCTTGTAAGGTGTCGCTCCACCATCTAAAACAAAGACTTCGCCAGTGCCGCCGCTTTGCTGCGCAAACCATGCGCTGTTGACTGGGCGGAAGCGGAACTCAAGCTGCGATTTATTGGCGTGCGTGATGCGAATGAAGGAGTAGATGTCCTTAGGCGTTGACCCTAAAACAGCAAACAGATATTCGCCGAGGTTGGTCCAACCTTCGTTACGGGTCAAATCACGAACTGCGTCAGTGTTCGACTGCCGTACGTCCAACGCGAAAAACGACATGCGATGCACGTACTTGTTGACGTAGCCGGTTTCAAGCAGAACGTTGCGTGCGTTGAAGCCCTTGGGATCTTTGTCTTTAGATAGCTTGCCCGGTGTTGGAATTGTATTGAAGTTGCATAGGTTGTTGAACTTCGCCCATACATTGCTCTTGATGCCAATTTCGGTTACTTCAGTACGGCGTGTGTTTTGTATGGTGGCCGCCTCATAGCGCAGGATTGGGTAAAACGCTTCTTCGATATCGCTGTAACGCAAGCGGCTTTCGACATCAATAGCTTGCTTTGCGACAATGCCGATCTTGCGCTGGTTTTCGCTCCATGCTTCAATGCAGCGCAGCTTGACATTGAAACCATCATTCTTGTGTGCCTTTACGTCGTATGGTCCCTGTGTTCTGTCATACACTTGCCACATTGTGCGCCCGATCATGAACGTAGCGCCAATCGCAAACGCAGAGTCCCAGCGCGTTAGCTCGCTTTCGACTGCTGTGCGAACATCCTCAACTTCTACTGGCTCAGAATCGCCGATGGCGCTAAAAGGTTTTACCTCCTGACGGTTCTTGCCAAACTTGACTTTGATAGTGTCGCCAA